TAAAGACATTTGGTGGACGTGCCTCTGGCCCAGCACCACTAGAAGAGTTGTTCCAGTTTGTTATACAGAAGTTCAAGGGTGCGGCAGGACGTAGGCTATATCCTATTGAGTGTCACGACATCATGTGTAAGATTGGTGAGGTTGTAGTTGTCGGTGGTGTACGCCGTAGTGCATTGATTTCATTGTCTAATCTTAATGATGACCAGATGGCACATGCTAAGTCAGGTATGTGGTGGGAGAATGAAGGCCAACGTGCGTTAGCTAATAACTCTGTAGCGTACAAGACTAAGCCAGAGATGGGTACATTCATGCGTGAATGGGTGTCACTGTACGAGAGTAAGTCTGGTGAGCGTGGCATCTTCAACCGTGAGTCTGCTAAAAAGCAAGCGGCTAAGAATGGTAGACGTGATGTGGAACATGACTTCGGTTGTAACCCTTGTAGTGAAATCATCTTACGTCCTTACCAGTTCTGTAACTTGTCAGAGGTAGTAGCACGTGCAGGTGATACAGAGCAGTCACTAGCTACTAAGGTAGGCTTGGCTACAATCTTGGGTACATTCCAGTCTACTCTGACAGACTTCAAATACCTGCGTAAGGTATGGCAGAAGAACACAGAGGAAGAACGGTTGCTGGGTGTGTCACTAACAGGCATCATGGACAATGCAATGCTGTCAGGTAACAGTGCTACGCTAGGCAAGAACATTGGTGCTACACTTGAACTGCTACGTGAGGTAGCTGTACAGACTAACAAGGGTATGGCTAAGAAGCTGGGTATCCCACAGTCTACAGCAATCACTTGTGTTAAGCCTTCTGGTACTGTTAGTCAATTAGTTGACAGTGCATCAGGCATCCATGCTAGGCATAACCCACACTACATTCGTACTGTTCGTGGCGATAACAAAGACCCACTAACACAGTTCTTAATTAGTGAAGGTATCCCAGCAGAGCCTGACGTAATGAAGCCTGATAGCACTACAGTGTTCAGCTTCCCAATGAAGTCACCTAATGCGGCGGTAACACGTACTGAGATGACTGCCATTGAACAGCTTGACTTGTGGCTACTATACCAGCGTCACTGGTGTGAACACAAACCGTCAGTCACTATCTCTGTCAAGGAGAATGAGTGGATGTCAGTAGGGTCATGGGTGTATGAACACTTCGATGAGGTGTCAGGCATTAGCTTCCTACCATTCAGTGACCACACATACGCACAGGCACCATATCAGGATTGCTCTAAGGATGAGTACGAAGATATGCTTGCTACGATGCCAAAGGCAGTGAACTGGAACAAGCTGAGTGACTTTGAGAAAGAAGACACTACATCAGGTGGACGTGAGTTAGCCTGTACTGCGGGGGTCTGTGAAGTAGTAGACCTAACAGCGGCATGATAGAGTGTAGTGGATTAGACTTACTGTGGTGGCAATGGTGGATACTCGTTGCCATCACTACAAACACACTGCTCAATGTAGTAGTGTTCTTTAGACATAGGTTCAAGAGGAAGGAGCAAACATGAAGGTAGACTTAATTGACAGCATGGGTACTGACCTCACCGTAGTCAATGCAGCGAGGGTGTCCTTTGATAAGACATCCTCAACGCTTGACGAGAAAGATATTAAACTAATTAAGTATCTAGCTAAACATAATCACTGGTCGCCCTTTAGTCATTGCTTCGTACAGTTTCGTGTTAAGGCACCTATCTTTATTGCAAGGCAGTTAGCCAAGCATCAGGTAGGGTTGTCATGGAATGAAGTGTCACGTAGATACGTAGATAGTCCACCAGAGTTCTATGAACCAGAGACATGGAGAGGTAAGCCAGAGAATGTAAAGCAGGGTAGTGATGGGGAAGCTAAGTCACAGTACTTTCCTAACCTGTATCTAGGAGATGTCACAGAGTTAGCCTTGAACAACTACGACAAGATGATTGTTCAGGGTGTGGCACCAGAGATGGCACGTATGGTACTACCACAGAATATGTACACTGAGTGGTACTGGTCAGGTAGTTTATATGCTTTCTCAAGGGTATGTCAGTTAAGGCTTGACAAGACATCGCAAGCTGAGGTACAAGAGGTAGCTGTAAAGTTATCTGCACATTGTTGGTCGTTGTTCCCGCATAGTTGGGACGCATTACTGAAAGGAGTTTAGAATGGTTTTAGGAAAAGTAATACAGAAGGATGGAGTAGACTTGTCTAGTTACACTAGAGACAGGGCAGTTAAAGAAGATGGTGACTTGTGGTACTATAGCCCTAGTGGTTACAGGCAACGTGTCTCTACTCATGCAGCTAAGAATAAGAGCAGGATGTTTGTTAATGGTAAATACATACCAGCATCTCATCCACTACACAAAGCAGGGCGTTACAAATCTCTTGATGATGCGTGGTCACACAATAAGATTGAGAGTGTGAACGAGGGTGAAGTGTACGCCATTGTCAATGATGCATGGCCTGAGTGGGTCAAGGTAGGAAAGGCTGTTGATGCAGAGGATAGACTAAATGGATACCAGACATCATCACCTTTTAGAAACTACACAATACTTACTACATTGAAAGCGGAGAACAGACACGAAGCAGAAAGAGAAATGCACCACCTGTTTACAGACAGTGCATCAGAGAGACGAGGAGAATGGTTTAAGATTACTACAGCTAAGACCAAGGAGTTGTTCAATGAGTTTGCAAGCCGAAGCTGATAACTGGATGAAGGAGAGATACAAGATGGACTTTACTAAATACCAAGAGACAGCAGTTGAGACTGCCATCTACCCGGACACCCATCGTATCCTGTACCCAGCGTTGGGCATGGCAGGTGAGGCAGGTGAGGTAGCTAACAAGGTCAAGAAGATTATCCGTGATGGTACAGAGAATCTGCCAGAGGATTGGAAGGACCAGTTAGCCAGTGAGATAGGAGATGTGTTGTGGTACTGTGCTGCACTGTCCAATGACATAGGCATACCACTAGCACTGATTGCTGCACAGAACAGAGACAAGCTGTTAGCTAGAAAACAAAAAGGAACCCTTCAAGGTTCCGGTGATACACGATAGACATAAAAAGAGGGGGCTTAATTGCCCCCTTGTTTATTTGCGAGAGGCTAACCCACCTCTGTTGAACTTCTGTGTTCCTACGAATAGTATTTTCTTTAGGTCAGTATATCCTAGCTTTTCTAAGTTAACACTATTATCAAAGAATACATCTATGCCAGCTTTCTGTAACATTTTGTTTTCTGTATCTGTTACCTTACCACCACCAAAGACTGCCCTACGTATAACATCATCAGGTACGTTACGTAACTTTGTAGATGCTTTACCTCTAGCACCCTGCATTCTTTGCTGTTTTATCCGTAACATAACTTCACGAAGGCCTGTCATATTATTAGACATCTCTGTGCCTTTCTTCATTTGTTCAGGCATATCAAATATAATACTATTAAAGAAAGGGTAAGACCTTTCATCATCAAGAAAAGACTCAAGCAGGTCATCGTACGTACCTCGTGCGCCATACTGCTCTGTGTATTGACCAAGAGATTGTAGATTTTTAAAGGTGTCTCTTACTTTGTTATATGCTAGTTTTTGTACAGAAGGTGTAGCTAAGTCATCAACACCATACCCAATGTTATGCATACCTTTTACATCACTAATAATATTATCGACCATATCCTGACCGCGCTGTATCTTTGCGGCTAACTCAGGGTTGTCTTCTAACGCCTTGACGTTCAGGTTCTCTGGCATGACGATAGCTTCTTCAGCTTCTAAGTGTATACTCTTAGGTAGTCGGTAGCCTACTTGACCCTCCGCTAGTGGGGGTAATGCTTCACGCCCTGTTGGTACGTCATCCACCATGTCCTGCGCTGAGACATCATTATTAGTAACTAGTGTATACTCTCTAGGTGTCATATCTCTAGTGGCACCTTCAGGCAAGTCAGCATACACAACATTACCTGTATCCCGTCCACCAAAGTTAGGCTTCATTGCCACAAGTGGGTCACGAGAAGTAGACAACATCTTCTGTTTCAGTTCAGCGTGTTCACCTGTAGTTCTACCACCTAAACCTACTTCACTTACAAAACTTTCATCCGTTGGGTAATCGTAGTCAGCAACATAAGGTCTAAAACCTTCCCGCCTGACAGTATCAATACGTTTCTCACCTACCATGTTTGAGGCAACAGAAAGGTCATCGGAACCAATCATAAGTCGCATTTGCATATCAACAGAACGTAGTTGTTTACCCCCATCATATGTTTCCACAGAAGCGAGAGGTTTTTTCTCATCTAATATCTTCATGGTATCTGTATCAATAGCATACGCAGATACTTTATCGCCATCTCTTTTGAATATAACAGGTACAGTATCTAATTCACCATCCACATTACCTACTGGTATTTGTATTGCACCGACTTCTTGTTTTTCAAGTAAGTCATCAACATTTATAAAACCAGTGTCATCTGCTAATTCTTTTGATAATTTCTCTACGGGGTTGTTTATGTATGTATCATTATAATCACGACGTAACTTTTCATACCTCTGTACATCTGCTTCCTTTGCTTCACCCATGCTCTTCGCAGCATGAAACACTTTAGGTGTAGGACGCTTACCCTTACCAGTAAACTCAGCATCTTCAACTGATGTAGTTGGTCTGCCTCTACCTGAGATACCTTTGTCAAACACTTGTTCTGTTTGGTCAGCTAGTCTTTCCTTGGCTGTTGCTTTAACACCCTTCTTGAGTACACCACCTATATCACCAATGATAGGCATAGTACCAGCTAGACTTAGACCAGCAAGTCCAGCACCCAGACCCATATCAATAATGCTACCCTCATCATAACCTTGTTCCATAAGGTCACGTGCCATACTCATATCTTCGGGTATCTCAATCACAGCTTTGGCATCACCCACTACAGGTGTAAAGTCTGCTGCTAACTCTGCACCAGAGGTTTGTGCATCACTAGCTTGCTTCATTTCTTCCGGCGACATATCAAGGTCACTGGATGACAATGCAATACCATAGGGAGCGTATACTCTATCTACTTCCTCTAGTTCCGCTAATACTCTATCTGAATAGGCTTTCATGTTATTGTACTTCTCCAGCTTTAGGTAAGTTATCTAATGCAGAAGTAGCCCACACCATAACATTAATTCTTCTATCCCCTATATATAGTGTCAGGTCTTTGTCTTTTAATACAGTACTAGTTCCATCTCCGTTACCAAACTCTTCATCATAAATCTTATCTATTCTATCTCTAACAGTTTGTGATTGGGAATCCCATTTTGCAAGTTCTACTTTACTGTAGGGTAAGCCTTGTCTTTTTGCTTCCTGTCTTATTCTAAGTTTAGCTATATCTTTAGCCTCACTAATTAAACCCCTACCTATCTCTTTTAGAAAGGTAACTTTTTCTTCCGCACTATCCGCCTTGGCATACAGGTCACTGTCCATGTAGTTACGCAACCCTACATTTAAATTGTATTTGCTACCTTCACGAGACAACTCTTGTCTAGTATAGAAATCAATCTTGTCATCCTTGTCTCTTTCGTATATATCATTATAGGACATACCTAAACGTGACATCTCTTTCATCAAAGGACTTTTGCGTGTCGTAGTAGAACCAAATAGTTGTTTCTCTATAGGATTGATGGACATTAATGGCCCTGACATATAAGGACTACGAGCAGGTGTGTCATAGCCGCCTATTTGTGGTATGTCTGGTAGATTACGTGTAGAAACTTTACCCACTATGTCAAAGAAGTCTTCTTCTCCCGTACTTGTAGCAGGAACCATACGAGAGGCTTCATCAAACTGACTATATATATCTTTTGCGACACCTACTCCTATAGTATACCTACCTATAGTATTACCTGCCCATTCAGCTATACCCTTTGCACTTACATTACTTACAGTAGAATCATATAAAGTTTCAAGACCAGCTAGACCTAACCCTGTACGAAAGGTAGAGCCTAGTGTTGCTTCAAGCATTGCCTTACTATAATACTTTCCCCATTCTTGTGGTACTTCTTGACCTGCATCTTCACCAAACCCAAACAATTTAGTTCTATATAGTACATCAGCGGCAACCATGAAGGGTGCTAGTGGACCATAGATAGCCTTACCATTAATGTAATCACCATTGCCTTTATCTATCTCATACCATTCAGCATTTGGCCCCTGCTGTACACGCCATGCGTAAGCGGCAGTTAACGCAGAGGCACCTGCCAATTGTTTTGGTAACTGTTCTCTAGCACGTTTACCACTACCTGTTACTAAGGCATCTGTAAAACCTAGTAAGGGTATATGGTCATATTGAAACTTCAACTGGTTGGCTACAAATTTAGGGAAGGGCATGAACGCAGAGAAAACAAAAGGAAATACTTCTTGCATAGTATTACCGGCACTAGCAAACATACCAAATACTTTGTCATCTTTTCCTTTAAGGCTAGACTGGTATGTAAACTCATATGCATCCTTAATAGCTTTTTGATACACCTCTTGCGGTATATTTTTGAAATTGCCAGATGCTATAACAGATGCTAAGTCTGTACCGGAGTCTTTCATAGCCCTAGATAAAGATGTAGCAAGAACAGTTTGCTTAAACATATTATCGGACATAGTGTTAAATACGTTTATGTTCTTAGCTATTTTGTTCATAGCGGGTTGCTTTTGTGGTATTACATTACCATCAGCATCTTTTTTCTCTATGATATTACCAGCCTTATCACGCTGTATCTTTTCACGTCCACCTCTATAGTCTATGTCAGCGTTGTCTCTAAACAGTCTCTTTGCTTCTTCGGGAAACTCCTTCTCAAATAGAGTACGCACTACCCTGCTTTCATATGGGTTTAGTGTGTAGCCAAGCATATCAAAAGAACCTGAGAAAATATCTTTAGGTGCTTTGTTGCCCGTGGCTATCTCAATAGCATTATCCATAGTACGAGTTGTAGCATCTATAGCACCGCGAAACCCACCACCTATAGTATTACGCATTGTGGTCGCCGCTTGAACAGTCATGGATGCAACACCTAGTCTATCTAAGTCTCTTGCACCCTGCATGAACTTATTACTTACTGCCGCTACATCATTAGCATCTGCTAGTTCTTGTGCTTCTTTACCAGTCATGGCTACAAAACCACCTCGGTTTAGGTCATCCAGATTTCGTACTAGCAAGTCAACTTTTTGTTTTGCTAGTTCTTTTTGTAAATTACCTGCGGTACCTAGAATCCTACCTGCATCAGATAGTTCGGCTAAGTATACTAAACCAAATTGGTCTAGGTTCAGGTTATGTTCTCTAAGAATATTACCTACTTCAGACATATCAATTGTTTTATTTCTTATACCATCACTTATAGCTTCTGTAATTCTTTGACCGGGCTTTAGTTCTATCTCATCTGATACACGAATAAAAGCAGCAGCAATATTATCTACTACTTCTGGTCCTAGAGCAGATGTGAGAGACTCACTAGAAGACATATCTTTCTTTAGTTTTCTACCTACTGCCACATCATTAGGGTTAAGAGCATTTAATATTTCTTTAGCTTTATTTTCTTTATCTTTACCTGCCTTGGCTAGTACTTCCTTTGATTTCCTACTAGCTGTCTTGGCTAATTCAACTTCTGCTAAGTCAGCTTTAGCCGCTAGTTCAGAGGCTCTATCCGCAAATAGTTTTTGGCCCATACCAACTGGTACGTTTATCAATCCTGCTCCAATAGCAGAACCTAAACCCTGTGCTAAAGTTCTACCACCTGTGTATTCGTCTTGTAACCCTGTTTCAACACGAGTAAATTCTTGTACGGCACCTTGACCTAGACCAATAGTACCTTCAACTGCAGCAGCTTTAGCCGCACCTTTAAGTACCGACTTTGATGTAGCTTGAGTTGCCGCTGCTTTACCTGCTTTAACTAGTGTTTGACTAGCACCTTCTTTAATAGCTGTCCTAGCGGCCTGTTGTAATGAGGAACTCAGTGTCTTACGTAAACCTAACTTTACCGCTTGTGTACCTGCAAAAGCAGCAGCTTTACCCACACCACCTGTAATGATACCAGCATACGTAGAAGGCGCACGTGCTATAGCTTCAGCATAGTCACCTACCATACGCAAACTTAAATCGTCTACCTTATCATAGGCATCCATCAACCTACCGAAGCGTTGCTTACCTTCTAAGTCTGTGTTCTGTGCATACTCAAGGTCACGTATAGCTGTTACCTCATTACTATCCTGAAAGCGCATGTGTTCCATGAACCTGTCGAACACTACGTCAGAAGTCATCAGGTCTTCATAACCACCACGGTCACGTAAAAAAGCACTAGCATCTGATACGAAGTCATCATCAGACATTAGTGTTTCTTTATCTAGTTCCTCAATATTATTATAGGCTTTTAGCATAGAGGTTCCTTACTATAGATTACCCATTAGGTTCTTTAACCTTGTCACTGCCTGTCTCAATGCATCACTTTCTGTAGCACCTTCTTCCGCCATTATTGCAGCCTGTAATGTTTTTTGTGCATGTTGCACCATTGCGTCTCGTGAGGCTCCTTTTGGTACGTTAGTTAAATCCATAGTAATACGGCTTCCTAGTTCTTTTAGCGGTACACCAGAGTAATTAGGTAAGGATACTGCGCTATTACTACTCGGTATTACCTTGCCATCCTTACCAAGTTTACCTTGAGGTGTAGGGGGTAATGCTAAAAACTTTTCAGCTTCTTGTTTAACATAATCATCTAGCATTAACCTAACTTCAGGAATACTATACTTTCCGGTACTCAATAACTCCTCATACTTATTAGCAGCTTCTAGTGTTGCCCGATTAGCCGCCGCGATTGCAGCAGGGTTATCCCCACCAAATCCAGTAAAGTTACCAAAGTTGTCTTCTTTAGCTTTAATACGAAAATAATTAGCAGCGGCTCTACCAACAATAGTTTCGTGAGTACTCTTTATACCCTTACCTTGTACTGCTTCCCGTGCTTGTGCCGCTGCTACTTCATCTTTCATAAATAGCTGACCACTTACAGGTGAAGGTTCGATAGTAATATCATCGGTAGACAAAGCACGTAGTTCTCCCATAGGCATACCAATAGCATTACTAAATGCGCTTACCCTAGCCTGTGCAATCTTACCTAAGTCTTGTCCTAAGAAGCCTGTAGTCTTACCTGTTGTATCTTGTATGGCATCTGATACAGACATACCAGAGTTAACCTTACCCATAACCCCATCAAGCATCTGGTCGATAGTTCTACCTGTTTCTTTATAGTCACCAGAAAATCTAACTACATCTGATGGTTCTACAGCTAGGTTACGTTCTCTTTGTGTAGCTAAGTAAGATAGAACCTCATCTGTTTTACCCTGACGAGCGATAACATCTATCTGGTCTGTGGAGAACTTGTGGTCATTTGCCAAGGTAGCAAACTTCATAGACAAATCTTTACGTTTGTTTTTTCTTTCGTTGTACTTACCAATACCTGTTTCTGTCCAGAACTTCAAAGAAGCATCTGTAACTTTTTCAATGCTTTCACGCTCTTCTTGTAACAGTTCAGAGCCACGTTTAGCTGCCCCACCTAAAAAAGATAATCCTGCAAAACCCATGCTATGCTCTCCGTGCCATTAAGCCTTTAGGCTCTTCTATCATTTCCTCAATAGGCGCTTCATCTAGCACAGGGGTAGCATCCTCTGCCATACTCTCGCCTTTTTTCTTGGCTGCATCTTTCATAGCCATAGAAATTTCAGATGCATCAGGAATACTTGGGTCAATCTCTTCGCCTACAATTTTGTGCTTTACACCAGCAGACTTAGCCATCTGATGAATTACTTCTGCCAATATAGGAGAAGCTAGTATACCTACATCTACACTATGTATACCTTCCATAACCCCGCCTAGTTGAATAGTATCAACAAGAGTATCTACGGGTACACCGGACTCAAGCAAGTCTAGTGCCTGACCAGCCATACGGTCAGAAGTAAGTTTAGGAATATAGTATTCTAGTGTCTTCTCTACTGTACTGAATCTAGGCGGTCCTTGCCACGGTCTTTCACCTAGAGGTGCAGTTAAACTCTGCCCCGGAATAGGAAAATCTACAGGAACTGCAGGTGCTTCTTTATCCATCATCATTGTTATCACCCATATTTTTTTGAATACGAAGAATTAAATCTGAATAAAAAGTATCTTCTGCGTCTTTACTTTCAGATGCATTTGTTCTTGATAGTAGACCTGTATTCCCCTGTTGCTTAGGTACAGGAGTACTCTTGCGATTTTGTCTACTGCTTCGCTCTTGTCTAATAGCTAGTCTTGCGCCACTTGTATCTGCCATATCTATATCCTATTAACTTCCAAATGCAAAGGTCTTAAACAAGTCCATTGCAAAGCCACCTAATGCAGCACTAGATGCCTGATTACCTTTTAGGGTTTCTACATCAACGTCTGAGTCTGCTGTTAATTTTGCAATAGCTAATTTATTCATTCTGTCTTGTGCATTATCTGCAGATGTCCATGCCCACTCCATTGTGTCAGCATAGTAAGACCAAAGGTTATCATATGAAGACTTGGATATATCTAACACCGCATTAGCATTAAGTTCGTTAGCACGATTAACTGCTGCTGTGTCTGCTGTAGCAATCTCTCTACGCCACTGTGCATTAGACTGCTGTATAACCATTTGGTTCTGTGCATTAAACGTATCACGTTGGTTATTCATCTCTGCATTAAAACGCTCTACAGTATTCACCTGACCTGCATTAAACTGAGACTGTGCATTTTGTTGTGCTGCATTAAACTGTGAAGTTTGTGAAGATAAGTTAGCAAAGAACTGGTCTACTTGGTTTTGACTAGTAGCATTAAACTGACGTGATGCATTTTCTGCAGCTTGGTCAGTAAACATAGACTGAATACGTTGTTGACCTTTGAACAGTTCTGTCTGTTGTTGGTTAGATAAGTTAGCCATATCAACCTGCAAGAAAGACTGAGCATTTTGTACAGATGCTTGTTGTCTGTTATTAAGGTTCTGTGTATCTAACTGAGATAAAGCTGCTGCCTCTGCCATAACCATTGCTTGTGAATTAGACAGGTTCTGTAGGTTAACGGTATTAGCGTTACGAGAATTTTCTAATGCAATCTGTTGGTCAGCAGTAAAGTTCATGTTTGCAATGTCAGATACACGTGCGGCATTCTGTACTCTGGATTGGAAGTCTTGAGTAAACTCTAAGTTCAAGAAGTTAGCACGTTGTTCTGCTGCAATCATAGCAGATTGTTGACGGTTCGTCAAGTTCTGAGATTCAAATTTAGCAATAGTGTTTGCATCAGCCTGTGCAATAGGTATAGCAGATTCCATTGCTGCCTGTATAATTGCTTGACCTGCCATAGAAGAGGAACCTAAACCTCTAGCTGCCATCTGTGCAGTAGCATTACGCATGGCACCAGCGGCCCATGCAGGGGTAGCACCATCGTCAAAGTCTGCCATTAGATTAGTAAGCTGACCTTGAACAGTAGCTTGTGTAGATGGCGTAGCCTCTGCCGCTTGTATCTGTGCAGTAGCCTGTGCTATTTTAGTAGCATCTACACTACTTCCACTAATTAATTCACCATCTTGGATTTCCCGCTGTTGCGGATTGTCCATTAGAATAGCATTACCTTGTGCTTCTTGTAAGTTACCTACAGAGGATGCAGTCTGTTGTGCCGCCATTACTTCAGCACGTGGGTCTAGTGTTGCCTGTGCAGCTTGTGTAGCTTCTAATGCAGTGTTTACAGCAGTAGATGCTTGCTGTGCTTGCATAACATTAGCTTGAGTTTGTTGTGTTGGAGTTTGTTGTGCAGTTGTAGCTACAGCAGGATTGACCGCTAGACTACCTTCTAACTGACCTACACCCGGTTGCATATATTGAGCAGGGTCATATGCAGTACTAGCAGCTTGTGTTACACCACCTACGGGTACACCCGGTGAAGATATTCTACTTGCTGTAAACTGTGGTAGTTCCTGCATATTAGTAGTTGTTGTTGTAACAGGTGCAGCAGTAGTACCACCTTCAGCCATCTTCTTAACTACACCACCACGTGCCATCTGCATTGCGGCATTGTTATACTTCTGCATCTGCTGTTGACGCATTGGGTCTTGTTCAATGTAGTTCTGGAACTGGTTCATGTCACCAGTGTAGCCCATTGCCCCTGCAATCTTATTCATTGCTTGTGGTTTAAACGCTTTGAACTGCATCATATTACTTCATTCCCATAAATACTGTAACCACCATAGCTACCATAGCAAGTGTACTACACATTATCATGGCCTCTAGTCGCCACATTCTTTTATCTAAACCATCGAGTTTACCGTGTACAAGTTCACGAAACATTGCACACTCTTTTTCATGTGCATCTAATTCCATTTGTACTTTAAGTGCTGGTTCAATAGTCTGTTCCATCTTCATCAGTCAGCATCTGCAATGGTTAGTGTACCAGCTTCTACCTGACGCATAATTTCTGCGTAGTCTGTGTTTGCTGGGTCTAAGGGTACAGAAGATGCTAAACCATTAATCGTCACACTAATAGATATATTTTTTGTATCTTCTATATCTCTTGCATAAATAAGATTTTCATACATTATACTTACAACTCCGCATTTAAAATTATATAATTTGAATTACCATAGCTAACCCAAGACCGCCCATTCAAACCCGAAAAGTTTGTAAGCCGTATCAAATAAAATTTATTAGGGCTATCACTTGTACTACCATCTTGCACTATAGCCGCACTGGACTGAGTTGTTGTAGTGTTACCAAAGTCTGTAACGCTAAGTGCGCCGCTCAATGTAGTCGTAGCCTTCGCTCTCATAGGAATACCTGCGTCTATAACACAAAGACCCTGCGTACTTTGATTTCCCGGCTCTACGGTAAAGGATTTAGTTTCAGTGTAATACCTCTGACACTTCTGCAAAGTAGCCGCAAAACTTTCGTGTTCAAACGGCGTGGCTACATCGCCTATTTCTAAGGAAACGCCTGTGATAAAAAATGTTGCTGATGCAGAACCTATCCAAGCGGCTTGGTTAGATGTTTCCCACTTTTCGCCAGCAGTCCACGAACCAGCCGTGCCTTGATAATTTGACCCAGAACCAAAACCCCAATATACCCGCAAGCCATTTCCATTAGTCTTGTTCCAAGAGCCTGTCGTATCACCAGATGAAACTGTAATGGTTTTCTTTTCCCAAGTGTTTGCAGATGAAATTGTGTATTCGTATATGTAATGCCTAGAGGCTGTTGTTGAGTAAAGCGCACCACAATATGTTCCAGCCAAACTAGACTTTACCCAGAAAGATAACGTAACTGCTTTAGCGTCACTATGACCGTATCCAAGCTGTGAAACATTGTATCCTTCAATGTCCGTTGCCCAGCGGTAATTGTCACCAGCGGCAACAGAACTATCAACACCTGTATTAGTTAGTTTTGCGCTATACTCAAACTCATTGTTTGGAACATCTGTGGATTGTTCAACCGTATAAGTACCGCCACCATTTGCCCAGCCCTTAAAACGGTCAGCGGCAAATACATCATTACCATTGACTGTTGTTGCACCAGTTCCACGTTGGAATATAGAAAACTTTCCGTTAATAATCAGGTTCTTATCACCCTGCGCCTGACCTGAACCAATCAGTGCGGCTAGTTGTGCTGCTTTACTCATTATGCTAGGTCTCCCACGATTACTATAGTTACAGGATTGCTATCTGTATTTGTCCCAGAGGAGTTTCGACCTTGATGCTCAGCCGTTCCTGTAGTTGTAGCAGTTGTTCCTGCCTCATTTAATCCGCCGCAGTCTGTGACTTGAGTTGTTGAAGTAAAACCATAATTAACATTTGCCATGTTGTTTGCGATTGTGAAAGTCAGTTGACCTGTTCCATCATCTGTAATGCTAGTAAGATTGAGCGAGTCATAAACGCTGTTATCGGCTTGTGTAGCTTTTGCCCAAACCTTCGCACTACCATTAGCCACAAAGCTAGTAGCAATGCTGTTGTTCCCAGCGGCATCCTTCAGGGTGTTTACTCTAAGTTCGCTTGCCATTATGCTAAGTCTCCTAAAGCTGTACACTGAAGAGTATCTGCGTCAGTGTAACCCCCCGCATATCCACGCACGTTTGATTCGGCAGTGGTGTTAAGTGAAACATCGTAATTACTTCCTATGCCAGAACCACCAAAACCACCAACAACCATACAATAGTTAGTATTACCAAAATTGTTAGTGAAATTTATATCGTACTTCCCTGTTCCATTATCGGTTAAACTTCCTACGTTAAGGGAATCTCGTGCTGCGATTGTGCCTGTTCCATCAATGTTGACCCAAGTTTTTGCCAACCCCTGTTGCAAGTTAGTCGTAGTTGAGTTACCTTCACCAGTGACCAGTATGGAACCAGCCGCTGTTACACCTTGGAGTGCATCTACTTTAAGAATACTCGCCATTATGCTAGGTCTCCGTGTGCTACAGCCCAAACGTACTCGTCTATAGAGTTATCTGCCATGTCTGTTACCTGTGTTCTAAAACTACCTGCCGCCCAGCCAGAACGAATGGACGTTCCACTACCGCCACTAGTGCCGCCGCGCATCTCACCAGTTGCGTTTTTAACATATGCTGAACTGCTAAAGGAGTTACTTAGATTAAATGTTGTACCGCCTGTGCCTTCGTCTGCTACTGACGAAATTCCTGAACTTGCACCAATCGTACCGCTTTGATTAACTTCAGCCCAAGCCTTCGCCGCACTTTGCTTAGTCAACACAACAGGTGACGTACCATTCTTTGCCGCAATGCTATCTACATTCAATACACTGGTCATACGATACTCCAATATCCATTAACAGTGACAGTCGCATTGTCCTGTGTGATAGGCCCACCTGACACACCGTTCTCGTCAGCGTCAATCGTGATGTCTGCTGTGATGCTCTGACCATTCAAGCGGATGATACTGTTGTTACCCTTGAATGGGTAGCGTGTGTCACTCTCTGATTGCGTGTAGCTGTTAGCAACGGAGAACACATCATATGCCACCATCTCAACTACATCGTTAAGTGAGGCACCTGTGACCAGTACAACTGTTGTACCTGTCGTTGCGGTATAGTCTGTGCCGGGTTTAAGTAAGACACCGTTCTGGAACACATCTAGGTATAAGCTGTCCTGATATGTCAGTACCTTAGAGTCAGCATCACTGCCACTGAAGCTAGTCTGCCCAGAGGTAGCCTGATATACGAAGCGGTTACGAACACCGTTCTGTGGGGATTTACCTATATAGGGCATCGTTCTTCCTTATGGTTTCGTAGGCCAAGTCACATCGTCTAGTGATGTGGCACTGGATGTAATGTCTCGTAGTGCTTGGCGGTACGCTATTTGTGCGTCTGTCATAGTAAGGTCACTAGATGCCCACCAATCTGTTTCAGCAATTAATCTGTCACGTTCCTCACGAAGCAAACGCATAGGCTCTGCATTAACAAGTTCTGTTTTCTTGGATAATACCTGTGACCAAGTTACACCGAAGTCGCTAGGGTTGGATGATTCAACAGCAGTATCATTAGCATCTACGCCAGTAACCTTGCGAAACATCTGATTAAACTCAGCTTCTGTAGTTGGCTCACCACGAAGTACCCATTTAGTAAT